AGGGATGAAGAAAAAACTTACATCTGCAAAAACTGCAAGAGACCCTAATAGTAGAATAAATAAAGCATTAAGAGCATGGAATTGTTAAATGGCAGAACAAGGTGTATCAGTAACATGCGAAGGCGGATTAGACTTAGTAGGTACAACACACTCACTATTTAGAACTCCGGGTGTCGCAACAACTTTGGAAAACTATGAATCTTCTATCCATGGAGGATATAGAAGAATAAATGGTTTTTCTAAATTTGGTTCTAGTACTCCAGATACAACTAGTACAAATATTGAAGGTATATTTAGATATGCTAAAGGAGTTGTAGCTTGTCAAGGTTCTAATATTTATTATAGTGCAGATGGTAATACATGGACACAAGTAAATAAAGATACCTATCAAAATAAAACAGGAACAGTTTCAGTATCAGCAGGTTCACCAACTGTAACAGGAAGTGGAACAAGTTTTACTACAGAATTTTCAGTAGGTGATGACATTAAAATTAATAACGAAATATTTAATGTTTTATCTATTTCAAGTAATACATCATTAACAACAGATGGTAACTTTGCAGCAACAGCTTCAAGTCAAAATATAAAAAAGAATGGAGCAGATGCATCACAATTAGCAAGTGGTTCAACAATAGCAAGAACAAGTCAATCTGATTGTAAGTTTGCTTTATATGAAGGTGAATCACAATATGGTGAATTATTTATAGTAGATGGAAATAATCAACCTGCATATTTAAGAATAGATATAGCTAGTGGAACACATACTTTCTTTTTTAAAGAAGTACAAAGGTCTGCTCCAGAAAAATCTAAGTTTGCAACTATCTTTGCAGAAAGATTAGTAGTAGCAGGAGATGCAGATAATCCACAAGTATTAAGTTATAGTACAAGATTAAAACCAGAAGACTTTACAGGTTCATCAGCAGGTACAATAGATGTTGGTGATAAGATAAAAACAATAAAACCTTTTAGAAATAAACTTATTGTTTTTTGTGAATCAAGTATATTTCAAGTTTCTGGATTAGATGGTACTGCTGCAGTATCTGGTGTCACAAAAAACATTGGATGTGTAAGTGGTAATACAGTTCAAGAGATAGGTGGAGATTTAATTTTCTTAGCACCAGATGGTTTAAGAACTATTGCAGGAACAGCAAGAATTGACGATATAGAATTAAGTTCTATTAGTAGAAAAATATTACCAGTATTTAGAGATGAAGTAATGCCTTTTCTATCATCAATTAGATTTGCTAGTATGGTAGTAAGAGAAAAAAGTCAATATAGATTATTTTACTTTAGGTCTGGAATAGCTAACAATATTCAAGGTGGAGTTATAGGAACATTTAAAATATCTTCTACAGGTGCAGGAGTTTATGAGTGGAGTACTACAAAAGGAATACCTGCTAAGATAGCACACTCTGGTGTAGATGAAAATGGAAGTGAAGTTCTTTATCACTCAGATGAATCTGGATTTGTTTTTAATCACGATACTGGAAACAGTTTTGATAGTTCAAATATTGTAGCAACATATAAATCACCAGATTTAGATTATGGTGATGCAGGTATTAGAAAAACTTTATACTATATTAAAACAAGTATTCGTTCTGAAGGAACAAATAATAATTTAAAATTATTAACTCGTTACGATTTTGAAAGTGGTGATGTAACTCAACCAGATGAAATAGCATTAGGAGCATTACAAACTCCTGCTAAATTTGGAAGTGGGTCAACATTCGGAACAACAATTTTTGGTGGAACATTATTTCCACAACAAAAAACAACACTAACAGGTAGTGGATTTACAAATAACTTTAGAGTTAGAAGTACAGGGACAGGTTCACCCTATACTGTATCTGGATTTTATGTAGATTTTATACCTGCAGGAAGGACATAATAAATGGCAGCTTATACTAGACAGAGTACATTCACAGATGGTGATACTATATTTGCATCATTGCTTAATAATGAGTATGACCAACTAGCCGCAGCTTTTAATGTATCGTCTGGACATACGCATGATGGTTCGACTACAGGAGATGGTGGTCCGATATCAAAACTATTTAGTAATGCTATTACCTTTGGTACAAATGTTAATGCAGATGTTGTAGTTACATTTGATGCAACAAGTAATGATGGTGTTCTTTCATGGATGGAAGATGAAGATTACTTCCAATTCTCAGATGATATTTTATTAAGCACAGACGAAAAACTTTTATTTAGAGACTCAGCACTTTATATTAATTCATCAACAGATGGACAATTAGATTTAGTTGCAGATACAGAAATACAAATTGCAACAACAACATTAGATGTTAATGCAAATACAGATATATCTGGTACTTTAAAAATAGGAAGTGGTGCAACAGTTTCTACAATATTAGATGAAGATAACTTTGCATCAGATTCAGCAACAGCATTAGCAACACAACAAAGTATTAAAGCTTATGTAGATGCAGTTACTACTTCTCTTAACCAACAAGATTTAGATTTTCAAGGTGATTCTGGTGGTGCATTAGATATAGATTTAGATACAGAAACTTTAACAATAGCAGGTGGAACTGGTATTGATACTGTAGGTTCTGGTACTACTTTAACAATTAGTATTGATGGAACTGTAGTAACAGGTTCTAGTACAGATACATTTACAAATAAAACAATAGATGCAAATGGTAGTGGAAATAGTATTACTAACCTTGAAGTAGCAGACTTTGCTTCTGGAGTATTAGATACAGATATAACTTCAGTATCTTCTTCAGATGATACACTAGCTTCTGCAAAAGCTATTAAAACTTATGTAGATGCACAAGTAGCAACAGTACCAACTGGTGATATTACTGCAGTAACAGCAGGTACAGGTTTATCTGGTGGTGGTACAACTGGAGCAGTAACTTTAAATATTGATACTGCAACAACAGTTGACTTATCAACATCACAAGCTTTATCAAACAAAACTCTCACAAGTCCTGTTATCAATACAGGAGTATCTGGTTCAGCAATACTAGACGAAGACGATTTTGCTTCCGATTCAGATACTAAATTAGCAACACAACAATCAATCAAAGCATATGTAGCAACTCAAGTAGCAACTGCTAATGAACTATCAGAATTAACTGATACTAACATTACTAGTGCTGCTGATGGTGCATTATTATTCTATGATACAGCAACATCTAAATGGATAGATAATGTTGTATCTGGAGATATAACTATTGCTGATACTGGTGTTGCAACTATTGCAGCAGGTGCAGTTGATAATGCAATGTTAGCAGGTTCAATTGCAAATAATAAACTTGCAAATGACTCAGTAAGTTTTGGTGGAGTAAGTTTAGATTTAGGACAATCAGATGCTACTCCTGCTTTTGATTTAACAGATGCAACTAATTATCCTACAAGTTCATTAACAGGAACAATTACAAATGCACAATTAGCAGGTTCAATAGCAGATTCAAAATTAAATACAATAACAACAGCAGATAAAGTTTCTGCAGCAGCAGTTCAAGTAGATGGTGCTACAGATGGAACAGGAATTACTTTAGCAACAACAGATAAATTAATAGTAGATGATGCAGGTACTACTAAATATATAAATGCATCACAATTAAACACATACCTGTCTGGTCAAGGTTTTACAACAGATGACCCGACAGCTTTAGCAATAGCTTTAGGATAGGAGGAAACATATGGCTAATACATTTAAAGTAAAAAGTAATGCAGCAATGCCAAGTTCAAGTGGTACTCCAGATACTATCTATACATGCGGTGCTTCTGGCGGAGCAGTTGTATTAGGTTTGGTATTAGCAAATGTACATACTTCTAGTGTAACAGCTTCTGTTAAATTAGAAAGTAATACAAATGATACTGAAACTAATGAAAATGTATTCTTAGTAAAAGATGTACCAATCCCAACAGGGAGTTCACTTGAATTATTAAGTGGTAATAAAGTTGTATTACAAAATACAGATGTACTAAAAATAGATTGTGGAACATCAGCAAAGATTGATGCTACACTTTCAATAATGGAAATAACATAAGATTAAATAGGAGAACATAGATGCCCTTTATAGGACCAAAACCGGCAGATACAGTACTTGATAGTACTTTGATTGCAGATGGAACAATTACTTCAGCAAAGATTGCAGATGGTGCAATTGTCAATGCTGATTTAAATTCTTCTGCAGCAATTTCTACAAGTAAAATATCTGGACTAGCAGCTTCAGCAACAACTGATACTACAAATGCAGCTAACATTGCAAGTGGTGTAATAGCTGATGCTCGT